GAGCACCGCCGTATGGCGTACAACGCGGCTTGTTCACTAAAGTACCGGGGGAAGTAAAATGACCACCGGATCGGACATGCTGCTTAAAGCCAGCCAAGTCATTAAGGAACGGGGGCTAACGTATGGCCCCATGAGCCAGAACATGGATAGGATTGCGGCCCTTTGGGCCGTTTGTCTTGGAATGCCCGTCACCCCGGTCCAAGTTGCTTGCTGCATGGTAGCCGTTAAACTGGCTAGACTTGTTCAAACACCGGGCCACGAGGATTCAGCAGTTGATATCGCGGGCTACGCTGCGGTGCTACGCGAATGTCAGGAGGATAGTGATGTTAGAAACAGCTAGAGACGTACTGAGCAACCTGCGGAGTATGGCGGGTTCCGAAGAGCAATATGTGGAAAACGTGTGGGCTTTGCGGTATCCTGATCCCTCACCTAAAGCATCCCACGGTTGGCCTTATCAACCCGCTGGGGAACGAATTGAAACACCTAGCAAAGTAATAGCGATACGCTCATGAACTACCTTAACTACATGAGAGACCTAAAAACTTGGAAATACAAACGGGCAAACGAGGATCGTGACATAAAGGATATGCAGGCCGTACAGGACTGGGCCCGCCGCCTAGACGAAGAGCGTTATATGAAACACCATACGGACAGCATCGGTCTTATGCGATACAGCGCACAGCGTGGGATGTCCCGGTCTTCTATGGTTCGTATATGGGGAACTCGGCTGGTTAGCGCTGTTCTAGGATACAACCAAGATGGACAAAAAACTAAGACATAACGATGGGTTGGTGCAACCGCTAGGTATTGTGGGTTGCTTGGTATTGATATTACTTAGCCTTGGCTTTTGGGCCACGATTATTATTGTTGGAAATTGGTTGTTAAACACATGATTACGTGGTCCTACAGTAGTATTAAGACCTTCGACCAATGTCCGAAGAAGTACTACCACCTCAAGGTAGCCAAGGACGTTAGGGATCAAGGTAGCCCTGCTACGCTCTATGGACAGGAAGTACACAAGGCGGCTGAAGAATACGTGCGCGATGGCACACCCATCCCTGCCAAGTTTAAGTTTGTCGAACCTGTTGTATCTGCCTTTAGCAATATCCCGGGCGAGAAGCACACGGAGCTCAAGCTGGGTGTCAAGAAGACGGACGCTGGCTACGAGCCCTGCGGGTTCTTTGACAGGGACGTGTGGTGGCGCGGCGTTGCCGACCTGCTCATTATAAACCGGGGTAGGGGATGGCTGGCTGACTATAAGACCAGCAAGAGCGCCAAGTACGCAGACACTAAGCAGCTAGACTTACTGGCTGGCGCTGCGTTCCTGCACTTCCCACAGCTCCAGCGGATTAAGTCGGCGCTAGCGTTCGTTGTCAGTAACGAGTTTGTTAAGACAACCCACGATGCCACGCAGCGGTACACTTATATTAATACGTTTAACCCTGAACTGGAGCGCCTGGCTAGTGCCCACCAGACGGGGGTTTGGAACGCCGTAACTGGCCCGCTATGCGGCTGGTGCCCCGTAACTAGTTGTGAACATTACAGGAGAAGATGATGCCATACAAAGACCCCAAGGATCGCAAGTATAAGAACGCTGCCAAGTATGAAGACAGCCCGAAGCAGGTGAAGAACCGCGTAGCCCGCAACGCTGCCCGCAATAAGCTGATGAAGGCTGGCAAGGTGAGCAAGGGTGACGGTAAGGACGTTGCCCATATCGTAGCTATGGATAAGGGCGGCTCCAACAAAGACGGCGTGCGTGTAGAGAGCGCGTCGGCTAACCGCTCCTTCAAAAGAGACAGCAAGCACAACCTCGTGTCTGAGGTGAGCAAGCGCGAACGGATGAAGAAATAGATATGGCTAGCATATACGGACAGGCTCGCTGTTATACATGTAGTAAACACTTTACTATGACACGTAAACAAGCAGAAAATAAGCGGCTGTACGGTCGTAACAAGGCTGTGGTCTGCTCCGTAGAGTGCCTACACGGTCACCGCAAGAAGCGGCGGCATAGTTATAACACTTCTGAGTACCATGTTCCAGATACTTGCGCGGAGTGCGGAATAGTTTTTGAATTAAGTGCAAGAAGTAAACATTACAGAAAGATGAAACCCGACAGTAAACATCGTTGCTCCGTATGCAGAAATAAAGGCGAAGTCTACCATGCTCCGGTTACTTGCGCGGGGTGCGGAGTAGTTTTTAAAGCAAGTGCAAATATTAAAGCATACAGAAAAAGAAATCCCGGCGGTATGCACAACTGTTGCGTATGTATAGCTACGGGCAAAAGAAGCACGGCTTGTAGGCAAAGTATCGCCTCTGTGTTCTGTAAATTGGATGAAGCTACTTGCGCTCACTGCCAGTGTTTGTTTTTGCTTGGCTCCAACAGAGGGCTTCCGTGGCGCAAGTCGAAAGGAACAAAGCTTATTCTGTGTGCGCTTTGTTTAAACAGCGTTAAGAATGGAAAGTTAAAATTAGACCTTACCCATTTAGAACTCCCCCCTGCTTATTGGGCTGACCACGTTTGTGATGCTTGTAATGTTACTTTTTCTCTTAACGAAAACCAACGGTGTGGGCGTAAAAAATACCCGGGTGGAAACCACTATTGTTCGAAAGGATGCCAAAATGAAATAAACATAGCACGTATTATGAAATACGAAAGAATATCGGGCCCCGCACATTCTGGGTGGAAACACGGGGCGTTTAGTAAAGTAATGAAGCAAGCAAAAAAGCTTGTATGGGAAATGAAACACAAACTTAAGGATGCTACTAATGAATACGACAACTATAACTGATCTTCGTGACCAATTACTTGCGGTGTTCGACGGGCTACGTGACGGTACTGTGATGCCCAAAGATGCCATAGAGATCAATAACACTGCGGGTAAGGTCATTAACTCCGCTAAGGTACAGCTTGCGTACGCTGCTCTACGTGGGGAAGCTCCAAATATACCTTTCCTTGTAACCGAAGTGGGACATACAAAAGCAACACGTTCAGCTACTCCTAGCGAAGTTCTTATTAGTACGACGCGGCGTCACGCCAAAGAAATGGCTATTTCTGCGGGTATATAATCGAGTTGTGGGGGTCCGTTTGGGGCTATGAAGACGGGTGTACCGTTGGAGCCCCAGCGGGTGCCACACACTGGATGCCAGTACCGGAGCAACCTATTACATGACCATACTCACTGACTACACGTGGACGGGCAAGTTCAAACCATTTGCCCACCAGAAGGAAACGTCTGACTTCTTGTCCCGCCGCCGCAAGGCATTCTGCTTCAACGAGCAGGGCACGGGTAAGACTGCGTCCGTTATCTGGTCTGCCGACTACCTAATGAAGCTGGGCAGGATCAAGCGGGTGCTAGTCATCTGTCCCCTGTCCATCATGAAGTCGGCATGGCAGCAGGACATGTTTAAGTTCGCCATGCACCGCAGTTGTTCGGTGGCCCACGGGGATGCCAAGCAGCGCAAGAAGATCATCGCGGCTGGCTCGGAGTTCGTCGTTATCAACTTCGACGGGCTTGCCGTGGTCAAGGACGAGATCATCGCTGGCGGCTTCGACCTGATCGTGGTGGACGAGGCTAACGCCTACAAGAACCCCATGACCAACCGCTGGAAAGTGCTGCGTGACGTAGCCGCCTCGGCTAAGGGGTTATGGATGCTTACTGGTACGCCAGCAGCACAGTCGCCGCTAGATGCCTACGGCCTAGCCAAGCTGGTAAACCCGGACAATACGCCCAAGTACTACGGCCAGTTCCGGGATCAGGTTATGTACAAGGTCACCCAGTTCAAGTGGGTAGCCAAGCCGGGATCACAAGATACGGTACATCAGGTACTCCAGCCCGCTATACGGTTTGAACGTGACCAGTGCCTAGACTTGCCGCCCGTTACCCACGTAGAGCGCGAAGCGCCGCTTACCCCCCAGCAGTCTAAGTATTACAAACTGCTTAAGGATAAGATGACTATGGTAGCCGATGGGGAGTCCGTTACCGCCGTCAACGCAGCTACCAACCTTAATAAGCTACTCCAGATCAGCGGTGGTGCGGTCTATACGGATACTGGCGAGGTTATTGAGTTCGACGTTAGCAACCGCCTGAACGTTGTCCTTGAGGTGATTGAGGAGTCCAGCCACAAGGTGTTGGTGTTCGTACCCTTCACACACACTATAGAGCTGCTCAAGGCTACGCTCGACAAGCACGGTATCAGCAACGACGTTATCAACGGCAAGGTCTCGGTAAACCGGCGTAGCGATATAGTTACGCGGTTCCAAGAGAAGCCCGATCCCTACGTGCTTATCATCCAGCCACAGGCTGCATCCCACGGATTGACGTTAACGGCGGCGAACACCATCATATGGTATGCCCCAGTGACATCCGTTGAGACTTACTTGCAGGCAAACGCCCGCATCAACCGTCCGGGCCAGCACAACCCCATGACCATCGTGCATATCAAGGGCAGCGAGATTGAAAGCCGCCTGTACAGTATGTTACAAAGCAACATCAACAATCACGAAAAGATAATTGACTTGTATCACCAAGAACTCTCCGGTACCGCTTGACTTTGTCAAATACATAGGTACGTTAGGGTCAGAAGGAGCAACTATGACTGACACGATAGAGACCCAGAACACAGAGAAGACCATCGAAGAGATGGTTGGTATCTACATCAAAATTCGTAACCGGATCGAAGAGACTGAGGAGCGCCACAAGTCGGAGCTCGAAAAGATCAAGGAAGAATACGACATCGTTAGCCAGCACCTGCTGGGTATCTGCAACGAACAGAACTTGGACAGCATCAAGACCCCTGCGGGTACTGTCTCCAGACGGGTATCGTCGCGTTACTGGACTAGTGACTGGGCTCAAATGCACCAGTTCATTCTTGATAACCAAGCGCCGTTCCTTCTGGAGCAGCGTATTCACAACGGTAACATGAAGCAGTTCTTAGAAGAGAACCCGGACACTCTGCCTATCGGACTTCAGGCGGATCGCAAGTTCGTTATCCAAGTCCGCAAACCCACAAGTAAGTAAGGAACTACTATGACTAACGTAACCATCTTCAAGAGTAAGGATGCCGTAGTCTCTACCGGCGCACGCGAGCTCAGCGATTTTGCCAAGTCTCTCTCCACAGGGGGCACGACTAGCCGCCGTATCCAGACCAACACCAACGGCACCTTCAAGCGCATCATCAACGGCGAACAGCTTGGTAACGCTGTCCGTGGCGAGATCAACGTCATCATTATCCACGCGCTGCCCAAGGTCTCACGCATCTACTACGCAGAGAAGTTCGACCCCAACAAGGAAGCGACCCTGCCTGACTGCTGGTCTAACCTCGGTGACAGGCCGGAAGTGGCTGCGGCCAACAAGCAGCACACCAACTGTGCCGACTGC